AGCGCTAATCTCACCGTCTTGCATAGCCTTACTGAGATCCTTGATCCCGTAAGCGCTTTCCACGTAAGAGGCAATCTGGCCGCGAAGAGCTCCATCAAGTTCAGCAAACTGCTGATTAAGTTCTTCGCCCTGAAGCTTTCCTTTACCCATGACCTGGGCAAAGGCTTCGATGTACCGACCTGTCTGCTCGGTATTAAGACCAAGCGTAACGGCCTTCGCGGAAATAGATTCAATAACCTTCTCTGTATCAGAGAGACTTCCTCCTGACTGCATGATTGCAGGGCCAAGTCTCAAATAGGCCTTTTCGATTTTCTGGATGCTCGCCCCGTAAGTCAGAGCAATAGCTCTCGAGGACTTTAAGATTTGGTCCTGATTAGCGACGGAAACCCCGAGAGCCTCAAAGGCTAGTTGAACCCGCTGGATGTCTTTAGCCCTGTGGACAAACTTTGATGCATACTGGGCCAAGGTTCCAACAGCTTGGATGACCGCCTGAACCTGGAAAGACATCTGAGAAAACTTGTTTCCCATTGTCGTTAGCCTGCTTGCAATGTTGCCGCCTTGACCAGTTGCGGCAAAAGCTTCGTTTAGATCTTTGCCTAGTTGGTTGACTTTGGCTTGAATTTTTGCAATTTCAGGATTAATGGCTCTGAATCTCTTCCCAGATTCACTGACCTTCGTCACATACGCAGATGTTGCATTAAGCAGCTGTTTTTGAACGGCCAGTTGCTGTTTTAGGCTGGTAACACTTCCGGCTCTTGCTCTGTTTTCTTTGTCGAGTCCTTGGAGAACTTTGGACTGCAGCTTGTCTACTTCTTTGTATACTGTTTTATAAACGCCATCTAATCCTTTTTCTTGGGTCGTATTTATAGTTGTTTGGATGGTCACTTCGCCATCCATGTCCATTAATTTACCAAGCTGTTGACTGTACTCCTCAAATTTCCTCTTAGAATAAGCGTCGGTTTTATTTTGTAATTTTTTAGCTTTATCATAAAGCGCTTGAATTACTTGACCCGGCTGAGCTGCGTCGATGTTAAGTTCGACAGGGAGCTTAATCTTCTGCGTCATAACCTAACAAAATCTTCTATAGTCTTCCAGGTTTTAGGCATAAAAAAAGGGGGCTTGGTTAAGGCCCCTCGTATGTTTTTGCCGTAAGTATCGGGGTTACGGACTTCAGACGATTGTGGCGACAGTAGAAGTTGCCGTACCACTGCCGTCTGTGATTGTAACAGCCTCGCCAACGGAATAACCAGAGCCAGCGCCAGTAATAGTAACGCCAGCGCCAGTAATCGTTCCAGATCCAGATGTGTTGACTGTACCAGTCGCTCCAGCTCCAGATGTGCCAGTAATCGTAACTGGCGTGTCGGTGAGGTTGGGGTCAAAGACGTCACCGTCAACGATGGCGCCCAGACTTCCGATACCTCCAGTCAGCTAAGCGTTGTCGGACAACTCGATCTGATAAGGACCGTAGCCAGTGATTGAGCACTCCCAGGAAACGATGCTGGTTACTTCGTTTGACTCGGTGTAGCCCATCAGTGTGCCGTAGCCATAGATGGTTTCAGCGATTCCAGTAGGACCAACGCGAAGAAGCTTCACTCGAAGATTTTCGGCCACTGTGTTCGCTTCGGTCAGACGTAGGAACTTATAACCAGGGTCTGAAAAATCAGCAATACCAGCGAGACTCATAGTGAAGCTCTTAGTGGTAGCCACGGCCTGATTAAAGCCCTTTGAGTCGTCGTCGTAGGTATAGATGTCCTCGGAGCCAGTATCGGTCTCCAGGGAAGCCTGAGTCAGACCAGCAAGGCGTACAGGTTCACCTAAGCCATCCAGTGCGTAGTCCGTGGCGCCGACAGTGAACTTAGCATCATCCACTCCGTTGGAGGGAACGAAAACAACAGCACCATCAGAAGCCTCAACCAACGTGGTGGTGTCAATAAAACCAGTCGTAGGAGCATCTCCAGCGGTGACGCCGCTGAATGTCACGTCCACTGCGGAAGACAGAACAGGGACGATGTAAAAGTCGTAGCCAAAGGCTGCATTGAAGTTTGCCATGTTTGAAACGGGTGCTAGCCCGTAAGAAGGTACTTCGGACCTTCACGGCCCGTTACTTTATAATGCCTAACAGGTGATTACGGGGTTAAAATCGGCTTGTCCGATGGAATGTTGATTGAAGTCTGAACATTGGCATCTATGCCAGAAGATACAGCTACAGTCTGATAAGAAGTAGCGCCACTAAAGATTTCCATAACTCGCTTAACGACTATATTCATGTCGTCCCCAGTTGCCGGATTCCAGCATATCACAAAAACAGTCCAGTCAGCTATCAAGTCACTGGTGTCAAATCTGTCAATTCTCCTAAAATCAGCCGTATCATGTATGATTACTTCAATGCCATTGACAGACTTTATACTGGGAAGGTCAGCGCCGGGAGTCGTAATGGTAACAGCAGGTACTGGCGTGGAATTGCCTTTGAATTCGTAAGAGCCAATCGCATTAGTGAAAACCGAATCAGCAGTTAGCGTGTCGTAAATTATTTGGGGACTAGATGGGAAATTTTGGGCCACTGGATTGCAAAGATCTTCAACATAGGGTGCCTTATAAGGTAAACTAGTGCAACAACGCAATGATTGCTATGCATCCAAAGCCTTCGGATCTTTTCATTGACGTTGCTTTTATTAAAGAATGAGCGACGTAGTTAAAATAAAGGTCTACGACCGTCCTTCCGACTACGTTTACAACATGACTACATTAAATAGCGGCGAAGCCCGCCGACTTTGGCGTGCAGCAATCAAAAAAGCTTGGGATAACAAGTGCGCCTATTGCTCCAGCCCTCCCATTACAGACAAATCCTTGACAATCGATCACGTTAAACCAAGATCGAAGGGCGGACAAGACTGCACATCAAATGTGATTCCAGCTTGCTGGAAATGCAATCAAGCAAAGGCGAGCCTTGACTGGGTTGCATGGTACAGGATGCAACCGTTTTACTCCATCAACGGAGAGTGGCGGATCAAGGAGTGGCTCAGGACAGGAGAGGTTAAGCCACTTGAATCAAGCCAAGAAGACGTTGATTGGTACGAAGGGTTGATCAACCAACTATGTTGAGTACTTTATCTTCAATTGCGACAATTTTTGTCGGGATATGAGGCACTACGAGGCTCACCCTGGCCCCACAAGGGCTCCTGAAGTCCCTGTGACCAGTCGCCGCCTCCCTTGCTATTAAAAGCCCCTTGTAACCCCCTTCGACCCTCTCAGGCGCAAGTAGGATTGCTTCCTCTGAGATGAAGGCAAGAAGGCTGGGAGGTGCTCCGATTGCAGTCGCTACAAGATCCTTATAGCAGAATAATGCCCACGCAGGGATTTTCTTTTGATCTACCAAGGCCTTGTAAGCGTCTCCGTAACGACTCGAGGCAAGCCCTTCTGTATTCAAAGGCTTGTAAAGGCAAAAGTCTTCCAACTTGTATCTTTTGCTCTTCTTTGAGTCAATTTTCGAATTAACATAGATAGAAGCCAGCAAGGCCGAAGGCCTTTCCTGGGCGTGGAGCTCTGCCTGATGAGCTTCAGCCGCCCTCCTGTAGGCTATCACCACGTACTCGTAGGGCAGTTTGTGGAAATTCTCTAAGTCAAATTCGGATGATCCCGGATAGAATCTTTTTAATTGCCAAAAGATTTTATCCATTGGCAATGTCAAGCCTCCTGGGCCATCCTCGTTTACTTTTTTTCAGCCTCCAGGATGTCTGCTCCCTTGTCACTTTCTTCGGACCCAAATTCTTTGTTTAGCTTTTCAACACTACGGGCCTCTTCGTCATTAAAAAGTTCAACGAGACCATTGATTAAGTCAGGATGCATTTCGAGCACATCCTCTACCTCAATGTCAGTTGAGACTCTAAAAGCAAGAATGCAATAAGCCTTTACAACCTCTTCTGTTGATTTGTTTTTGGCCAATTCAGTCATCAAGTCGTTGATTTCCTCGTTAAACTCGATCCAAAGACTGTCATCCCCACTGTTTAAAGCTGTTTGCAACACCTCGTAAGCCTCTTTCATTCCCAATCCTCTTTTCTCCCCTATACTACGAGCGGCGCGAAGCATGATCTTCATCGTTTCGTCTTGGTTAATGTTAGACTGATGAAAAGACCTTTCGCCAGCCGAAAGATATCCCCTTCTCTCTACCTGGATTTGACCAGATTCTTCCGTGCCAATCGTTTCCAGCCGAGGCTTGCTCCTGGGCTGGACCACAAAGGGAAGCTTAGAGGTAGAAAATTCCATTGAAAGCCTAAAATCGTCAATAGTATACCAGTTACAGGTTGTTCATTACTGACTCACTAAAATTAAATTGAGGGGTAGGGCCTCCGCCTAAAAGAGTCGCCGCAACCCACGGGCGCTTAGGATAATATACAGGCCTGGCATTTGGGTTTCCGTAAGGTCTGATATATCCGCCATTGTGCACAATACCCGCATAAGGTGAGGAGTAAACAACAGAAACCCCGCTATTGTCGATCTTTACGGTACCACTGGCCTTGAGTTCACCAGTATCAACAATATCCCTTACTTTTCCACCATTCCATCTCCAAACAGGCGAATCCATTGCATCGTCAAGAGCTTTCTTTAAATCCCTAGAAACGCCAGCAAAGGCCCTGTCCAGCATTGATTCCAAGTCGCTTTCTACAGACTCTTCAAGCGCTTTTATTACCGCCATGTAGGCATTTTCATCGAATTTAATTTGTACTGCAGGAAAAACGAGTATACCAGGAAGCGGAGGGATTGGAGGGGCAAAGCTGATGTCTCTCGGAACAATCTGTCTAATTTCTTTGTTCAAAGAAGCACTATCAGTGACTCCAGACCTTGTAGTTTTGATTTTTGCCTTCCTAGCCATTAATTTTGATTGCGGCGCCTGGTAAGCTGATGGTACACACAGGCATACCGATGCACCCCTCCTACAGACAGTATTCCGCAGAAGAGATCCAGTCCATCAAGCGCTGTCTTGAGGTCGCCCCAGGGCTGCCGACGGGCCTGAGATGGAAGGA